TCCGTTCTCGGCTAGCATAAGGATAGCAGCCATGCCTTTTTCCAAGGAAGAGCGCGTTCTCTTTGAAGATGAACTCGCAGCATTCAATGACCTGATGGTTGAAAGCAAGACCGTCTCCGTGTTCGGCACTGACGGTCAGCTTATGGAACGCGCCAACGATACGATTTGGCGTCCGGTTCCGTACATCATGAACTCGCAGTCGCGCACCATCGGTACGCCGGTTACTCCGCAGGTCGTGAACCAGCTCACCGTGCCTTCGCGCCTCAACATCAACCGCAACGTCACTTGGTCGATGACCGCTCTCGAACTGCGCGATGCAATTCAGGAAGGCAACATCGGCAAGGGCGCTCGCGTCCGTATCGCTTCGGACATCAACACCAGCGTTCGCAACGTTGCTGCCCAGCAGGGCACGCTTATCGTTCCGATCACTGGCGCTGCGGGCACCTATGACAACGTGGCGCTTGCTCAGGCGATGATGGACGAACAGGGCGTTCCGGCTACCGACCGTTACCTGTTCCTGTCGCCGCGTGATGCGAATGGCATCGCTGGCAACCTTGTCGGTACGGCTCGTACGTTCGGCAATGCCAAGTCGGATAACGCTTTCGAGCGTTCGCTCCTTGGCAGCAACATCGCTGGCTTTGATATCTACCGTTCGGACGGCGCATTCCGTCTTGGTGGTGTCAACCCGTCGATCACGATTGCCACCAACGGCGCGCAGGTTCGCTTCGTTCCGCGCACTCTGGACGCTAACGGCAACAACGTGGACAACCGCACGCAGCAGGTCACTGTTTCGAGCACAACGGGCGTTACCGCTGGTTCGGCTTTCCAGATTGCTGGTGTGGAAAGCGTCCATCAGATCACCAAGACCGCGACGGGTCAGCTTAAGACCTTCCGCGTTATCTCGGTGGATACCGGCACGACCATGACGATCTCGCCGCCGATCACTGGTGCCAACTCGGCCCCGACCGATGTTGAGCGTCAGTACAAGAACGTCGAAATCACTGCGACTTCGGCAACCGCGACTGTCACTTTCCTGAACCGCAACACGGCCAACGTGAACCCGTTCTGGCACAAGGACAGCATCCAGCTTCTTCCGGGCCGCTATGCGGTTCCTGCGGATCAGGGCGCGGATGTGATGCGCGGAACGACCGATCAGGGCCTTGAACTAGTCATGACCAAGTGGTTTGACACCGCCACCTTTATGACCCGTTTCACGTTCGACACGTACTATGGCGTGGTGAACTTGGCACCGGAAATGAATGGCGCAATTCTGTTCGGCCAGCCGTAACCTAGAGGCGGGGGCTTCGGCTCCCGCCCTTTGAAAGGACCAATGCAATGTCTGCTTCGCTTCCTGTCCTTGCGGCCTCGGTTGTCAGCGTTCCCGCTAACGCCCGCATCGCCGCATATTCGACCAGCTTTTATCAGATCAACCAGATCGTCAACAACGTTCGCACCATTCTCTATGCCGGTGCCGGCTCGTTTACCTCGGCGGTTTTATCGGCTTCGGTCGCCACTACCGTGGAGATCATGGGTGGTGATCGTGCCTCCACGTTCTACTCAATTGGTACGGCGGCGATTGTGCCGGAGTTTCCGTTCCAGCCCACTCCAGGCACTCTGAACGCAACCGGTACGCTGACTGCTGCTCTTGTGTTCGGCGGTATCGTCACCTCGACCACTGCGGCTGCGGTGACGGCCACGCTTGACACTGGCGCTATTATGGAAGCTGCCGGTTCATTCGTGGTTGGTGACTACGTGGATTGGTCTGTCATCAACACTGGCGGTTCGAACGCATTTACCGTCACGGCGGCTGCGTCTGGCCATACTGTTGTTGGGGCGGGTGCAGTTTCTGCCAGCACTTCGGGCCGCTTCCGCACGCTCAAGACGGCTGCGAATACGTTCGTCACGTACCGCATGGCGTGATGATGGGTGGGGCGGCGGTTCTCCTAACGTCGCCCCACTTTTTTAGGAGATAAGGCAATGCCAATGAAGATGGGTTACGGACCCAAGACCGTATCGGCCAACATCAAGAAAGAGAC